CGGTCTGTCGGCCGTAATCGACAGCAAATTGCGTGGCATCCACACAGTTATGATCGGCCAGGTAACGGCCTTTGATGCGGCCAAGCAGACGATATCCGCACAGCCGGTGCTTAAGCAGCTACTGGATGGGGACGATGAGGCGGACATGCTGCCAATAATCGAGGACGTCCCCTTGGTGCTCTTTGGCTCGGGCGATATGTGGATGACCGTCGATATCAGTGTTGGCTCTTATGTCCTCCTGCTTGTCTCTGAACGCGCAATTGAGACTTGGCTAGATCAGGGAGGTATTGTTGACCCGCAGCGTAATCGCATATTTGACCTGTCTGATGCGATTGCTATACCGGGCATTAACCCTTACCCCGATATATTACCGGGTTTGGCGTCTGATGCGATTACGCTGCGGTTGCGCGACAATACCGCGTCAATAACGCTCGAGACCGACGGGACCATAACATTGAGCAATGGCAACGGTCATATCACGCTCGCGAACAACGGGAAGGCAACTGTCAACGATCACTTGACGGTTGAGCCCGCATAATGGCGTTGGAATGGATAATGACATCCGACGGCGCAATAGACCATGGTACAGGCGCTGTTATAACCGGGGGCGTTTTTGCGATCACGTCAACGCCGTCGTCAAATGTCAAGATAAGCGGTGGTGGTGTGTATAGCGACGACCTAGTGTTCACTTTCTCGGGCGGGACCGTCGACCCAGATCCAAGCGGATTGTACGCCCCAAATTCAGCGCAAATCCTGATAGCATCGCCGGGGACAATAAGTCCCACCGCGGTTAACACAAAGGTGGATGGGAGCCCAGTCATAAGAGAGGGCGATAATAACCCAGCCGTAGTGTTTACCGTTGGCCTGACAGCTGGTGGCACAACAACCCTACCAAGCGCCGTCAAGGTGTCCGACGCCGGGCAAGATAAGGTGAAGGCGGACTAATGGCGAACGATTTAAAATTAACAAATGGTCACGATATAGAAGTCGCAAATGGCGACATATCGCTGATAACAGAGGGCTCTGAGGTCGCACAAAAAACAAAGATCGAACTGCTTACAATTGAGGCTGAGTGGTTTTTGGATTATTTGATCGGCCTCCCCTGGTTCGATGAGATTCTCCGACTGAACACATCTTATGATGAGAAAATATCGATCTTGCGAAATGCAATAAATATTGTCGACGGAATACGGGAGGTCATATCGATCGGGATCGAATTTAATCCCGACACCAATAGCATGGCCGTCGAATTTGAAGCAGACACGGACTATGCACCTATTACACAGAGGGTTATTATATGAGCACAATAGATTCCACCGGTCTCACCATAGACCGATATAATGACGTCAAAACGGCGCTCGAGGAAGACATCAAGGCTGCCTTTGGCGATGACACAAGGGTGGACGCGCAGTCTGTTTTTGGTCAGCTAAGTCAGATTTTCGCCTCGCACGTCGCGGACTTAAATGAATTAATCGAGTCACTAACTCAGATCTTTGATCCGCAATCAGCAACGGATGCATTTTTGTCGCGCCTTGTAATGCTCAACGGCATTGAGCGCCAGGAGTCCGAGTACTCGACCGTAGCGCTCACAATCACAGCCAATGCAGCAGGGACTACAGTGCCCGCGGGGTCGATCGTCGAGCACAATGTGACAGGGGACCAATTTGCTACTGACACGGCAATTACTGTCTCAGCCAGCTCCACGGGCATTGTGTCTGCAACTGCCTTGGAGCCGGGGCCGGTTGCAGCTGCGATGGGTACACTGACAACCATTAAGACCCCCGCATATGGTTGGGCCAGCGTGACCAACGCAGCGGCAGCCGTAGAGGGGCTCAATGAGGAGACCAACACCGAGCTAAGGATACGCAGACAGGCCGTGGCTGAGAGAGCGGGCAGTGCGAGTATCTCTGGAATCTATGGTGCTATCTCCGACGTTACAGGAGTCGATAATCTGTTGGTGCTGGAAAACACCGGCGATGAAGTAGACAGCAACGGCACACAGCCTCACCACGTCTGGTGCATAGTGGACGGTGGATCTAGCGCCGATATTGCGGAGGCGATATTTGATCACGTAGGAGCTGGCATAGGGTTAATGGGCAATACAACAGTGTCGCACTATGACAGTGTGTCAGGCGCGAGTTATGACATTAAATACACGAGTCCTACTGATATTAACATATATATCATCGTCAATCTCACAACCGACGACGACTACCCAACAGACGGAGACAGTCAGATAGAGACTGCATTAGAGGCTTACTTCACCACCAATCAGGGGCTTGGGGATGACGTTGTGTACTCAAGACTATACACTCCGATCAATACAGTAGAGGGGCACCAGGTGGATTCTTTATACATCGGCATAGCACCGGCACCGTCTGGAACGAGTAACATAACAATCGACGTGGATCAAAAAGCGGTCTGTTACAGCGTAACGGTAAATTCATAATGGGCGACTTATACAACACCGCAAAAGGCCAACTGCTTAATCAATTCTCCGAGTCGACAAACCTTCTTGCATTGCTTGAGGTGTTGTTTGCGCGGTTGGAAGACAGCAAGGGTGTACTTGACTATATAGCAACTAACGTCAACCTTGACACCGCTGAGGATGTCTGGCTCGACATAATTGGGCGTATTGTCGGAGTAGAGAAACCACCAAAAGAACAAGATCCAGCAACCATCTTTACATGCAAGTCAGTAGGCGAAGCGGACGATCCGGCAAAAGGGTGCTATAGCGCCGGGCCACCTGTAACAGGCGGATATGTCCAAACAATTGAAGGGCTTACCGACATCTCGGACCCATCCGCAATGGAAACGAACGACAACTACCGCAAGCTGATAAGGGCCAAAACGTTTGCTAATAATGCAACCGGCACATTTGCCGATTTGTACGTTTACCTCAAAAACGGCTTTGGAGTGCATAGCGAGCTGTCTAGCCCAGAAGCGGGTAATGTAGTGATAACACTATACAGCTTTTTGAGCCAACGTGAGAGACAACATGTAATACAATACGGGCCTCGGTTAGCAGGCATACTCATTGAGTTTGCAAACTGGCCAGCCTATGAGGAGTGATAAAACATGACAGTAAGCAGCATAGATGTATTTGCCAGCACGGGTGATAAGACCGAACCTACAACCGGAAAAAAGGCAACCGGGTGGGTAGGGGGAGAACAGCCCACAGCAGAATACCACAATTGGTGGATGCATGCAATCACAACAAAAATCAATGAGCTGATCACTAACGGCATAGCAGTGACGTCACCACAATATGTCAACACTAATATCATTACCAGGTACCTCCCAGCCGGCTACAATTGGGGATCCCCCTGCTGCGCGTATAACATGCTGGACATAGGCGCGTACTCCTACGGCGACCTTGAGGTATTCTTTAACAGTGATGGCGAGTCGCGGCTGCTAACCGCCGAGGTGTACAGCAGTACTGACCGGGCGTTCAAGGTCATTGACCCATCCGCCGGTATGTCCATCGAGTCAACGTCCAGTGACCTGGGAGGGAGCCTCACATGCTGGTCGTCGTCCAGGGACACGGTCAAGATATGCTCCTTTTGTACAGATGGTACGTCGGTGTATGTAATGTTCCTAGGCGAAAAGGCAGCGGCTGCGGATGACTGGGCAATCCAGGCCTACGACATAGACACCTGGACGGTCAAGTCTGGATGGCCCGCCGCGGGCGTACTGCTGCCGGACAATCTCGCAGGCATCTACTACCCCGCAAGCAATGCCGAGTATAGAGACCGTGTACAGGTGGTCTCCGGCACACAGATCATTGCCGTCATAGGCGGTGCTGTCATTAGTTCGAGCGCCACAGACGGTGCGTTCATCCTGGCTATGGACGACGGTACCGTCGAGACCTATGGTGAGGGGGATTCCCCTGTTTCATCCAAAAATGTTACATTGACAGGCGCTGTAACCTCCGATGGGACAAACGTATACCTAGGGGGATACTGTTCATCCGACCAGACGTTCACTGTATTTTCCGCACAGATCGCCGACATGACAAGTG